GATCGCCTGCCGGTTTGCCGCCACCCACAACAGCTGCGCGCCATCGAGCACCGCGCGCTCCACGTCGGCGAATTCGGAGATGCGGCCCTTGCGCATGGCGGCGCGGATGAGGTGGGCGACCAGCGGCCAGACGCGGTCGACGTGGGCGGGATCGATGCAGATGCAGTGGATGGGGTCGGATTCGGGGTCGTCCCTGCGAAGGCAGGGACCCATACGCCGTGCCCTGTCGATTGGCTGGGGAGTATGGAGCCCGGCGCTCGCTTCGCTCGGCCGGGACGACAGGCCGGTGATTGGCGGCGCTTCCGCGGGCTCAGACTCGTGGAGAGGCCCCCTCACCCGCCGCGCTTCGCGCGTCGACCTCTCCCCGCACGAAGTCGGGCTTGCCCGACTTCGCCGTGTTTGGTGGTCGAAGTCGGATATATCCGACTTCGACGCGGGGAGAGGTAATGAGAGGCCGTGCTTCTTTTCATCCGAGGCAGGCATAGGAGAAGGTCCGGTCGGTTTGGGTGTTGTTGGCGTGGGTGATGGTGAAGCTGCCGCTTGCGACCGCGCTCACGAAGCAGCCGCCGGCGGCGAGCTCGGCTGAGGCATGGGCGGTGCGGGGACACAGGAACACTTGCGCGCCGGACGCGCAGTTGGGGGCCGTCACGATGGTGGAGGCGGCGCCGGCTGCGAGCGTCGCGCTGCCGGCGGCGTCGCTGCGGCCCTGCATCAGCTGGCGAACCGCATTCACGATCCGGTAGAGCTGCGTCTCCGAGGGCGAGAGCTGCGGCGCGCTCACTGCAGGCCCCTCACTGCACGCCCTCGGGCACGAACTGCGGATCGATGCCGGCGGCGAAACTCCATGTGGCGCCGTACGGAATGACCAGCTGGCCGCGGGCATAGCGGGTGGAGATGTTCTGCGAGCAGCGCCCGAGCGCGTCGATGGGGGTCGCGGAGCTGAGCGAAGGCGCGGCCTGCAGGGTCTCGCGATAGACGACGGCGCAGAGGCCGGCGGCGGCGTCGGTGATCGGACGCAGGCCCTGCACGCGCATGCGCCGCACGCTGTCGCCCTGCTCGGCGGTCTGCAGCGTGGCGGCGAGATTGCTGCCGGCATAGAACCCGATGGCATGCTGGCTGCTCACGCCGCAGAGCTGCGCGAGCGCGCCGGTCGAGATGCTGTCGAGACTAAACGGCAGCTGGTCGAGCGCGCCCCCGATGGCGCCCCCGCCCGCATAAGTATGCACGAACCCGGAGCCGAGAAGGTCGATGTGGGTCGAATCCACGACGGTGAAGGCCCAATTGCCGTTGGCCTCGATGGTGCCGGTGACGCCGTAGACCTCGACCGAATTCTCGGTGGCGAGATTGGTGTTGCCGGGACCCGATCCGGCCGTGAGGCCGCTCACGGTGAGGCGGATGAGGCCGGAGCCGTTGTTGGCGGCGTTGCTGATGGTGATGACGCCGGGCGCGACTGCGTCGAGGCTCTCGAGCGTCACCCCGGGCTTGGCGAGCGTAGCGAGATATTCCCCGCTCATGAGGACGAGCGTGGCGCGCTGCAGCATCCAGTCGTAGATGATGATCTTGTCGAACAGGCCGGCCTGGCCGGCCAGGGACTTGTAGGCCCAGTAGATGCGCGGCGCCTTGGGATCGGGGGCCCCGATGATCAGCTGCGGGCTGGCCTGGTCGACGTCGGCGAAAAAGGTGCGGTCGAACTTCTCCTTGCCGATCGGGACCGGCATGCCGCCGGGCGCGATGCTCTTGAAGCCTTGGGTGGAGCAGAAATAGGTCGCCCCGCCGGCATTCACGGCGGAGTAAGGCGCGAACATGCCGTCGCTGCTCGAGACCTTGAGGATGTCGAACACCGTGGGCGAGCCCGGATTGAAGGTCATGCTGCGGATGGCGGAATCCTGGAACACGATCCCGTATTGATCGCCGCCCGCGACCCCGCGCGTGAGGCCGCCGTCGGCCAGGTCCTGATAGTTGGATTGCGCCGTGACGTTGTCCCAGGTGGTCAAGGCGTTGAGACCCGACCACTGCACCCGGTAGGGAAACGACAAAAGCCCCGAGAGCACCACGAAGCGGTTGATGATCGCCACATAGGAGGCCTGCGGCGGCGCGCCGCCCAGATTGGCGAAGGCGGTGGAGCCAGTGAGGTCGAACACCTGCGGGGCGACGTTCTGTTGGACCGCGATGACGAAATTGTTGAACTGCACGAACTGCCAGTTGAAGGCGGAGGAGAGCGCCGCGTAAGCCGCGCCGCCGAGACTGACGTCGGTCCAGGTGAAGTTGGTGTTGTTGAGCTTGTAGAGCCGCGCGGCAGTGCCGGCGAAGGTGGCGATCGAGCCGTCGGCGTTGCGGGCGAAGAAGGTGCCGCGGCAGGCCGCCGGCAGCGGCTGCGACAGCGCGTTGAAATCCGCAAACGGCCCATAGCCGTCGCCGCGCGGCAGCACGTTCTCCATCACGAGCGAGCTTAAGCCCTGGAAGTCGGAGACGTCGGGCCTCCATTCGGGGAACGGAAGGATGGGCATCGGGGGGAGACTCCCTGTCGCCTGTTCAGTTTGACCTGTTCGTTGTCATGGCCGGACTTGTTCCAGCCATCTCGATGAGGATGGCACTGCGCCTTCCTGATCGAGATCGCCGGGACAAGCCCGGCGATGACACTCAGAGAGTTACGGCGTCGGGCCCAGCGTGCGGATGGCGCCGGGGCCGCGGGTCTTTTGTTACTGAGCGTCTCGATCTCGCCGAACAGCTCGTCGCGGCGGGCTTTCCAGAGCGCGGCGGTATCGGGGTTGACGGTGTAGGCCTGCGCCTCGGTCAGCGCGCCGAACAAATAGAGGTCGGGATGCTGGCTCATCAGCCAATTGGTGGCGTTGGCGGCGAGCGGGGGAATCTGCTGGAAATAGACCAGCTCGAGCGCGGTGTTGCTCGGATCGAGCGGCATGGTCAGGATGTTGCCGCCCTCGATGGTGAAGACGCGCGGAATGTCGGTCGGCAGATCCGGATAGGCGGCCTGCAGCCAGGACGGCTCCACATAGGAGAGCTCCTGGCGCGGATTGCCGGTCCAGGTCAGCCGCCGCCAGGCGAGATAATCGGCCGGCAGCGCCACCACGCCGTTCCCGGGCGTGAGCTCCGCGGTCGCCTCCTGCTGGCGCACCCGCAGGCGCCGGTTGGCGCAGGCCTCGAACAGCTGCACGAAATTCGGCGTGAGCGCGGCGAGATCGGAGCGCTGCAGCCAGTTGCCGATGGCGGTGGTGAGGTCAGTGTAGGTTTGCAGCGGCATGGTGTGTGGGTCCTATCGGTGCGTGATCGGGATGGATGGCACAGTGTCATCGCCGGGCTTGTCCCGGCGACCCCGATAAGGAGGGCATGTGCGCTCCTTATCGAGATGGCCGGAACAAGTCCGGCCATGACAACGTGGGCGCCCTCACCCCGTCCGCAAATCGCGCCAGTCGGGGTCGGCGAGCTTCTTCCGCAAAAACTTGTCCCACTCGTGCGCCGGCATCCCGAACACCGGGACGCCCTCCTCCAGCATCCATTTGAGGAGGATGTTGTTGGGGATGCTGGCGACGTGGCGGCCCCAGTCGCTCTTTTGCGGCAGCGAACGCAGGTGCTTGTTGCGCTCGATGATGTCCTGGCAATCCTGATAGTGGCGCACCGTGAGATCGCCGTTCTCGAACGTCAGCTCGACCGCGATGCCGCTCATCAGTAGTCGTCCACGGTCTCGAGCGTGAGGGTGAACACCTCGCTGGCGGCCGGCGTATAGGCGGCGCGCGCCTCGATCAGGGCATAGATGGTGGTGCCCCCCGGCAGCCGGAGCAGGAATTCCGAGCCGGCCGCGGCCGCACCCACGTCGCAGCAGCCGTCCGTGAAGGCCTTCATGGAGAGGACATCGATGGCGCCGAGATAATTCGCCGCCTGATTGGTCGACCAGGCGCCGCCATCGCCGTTGGCGGGCGTCGGGCTCGACCCGTAGAGATGCACCCGGAAGGTCGCATTGGTGGCGACGGTGCCACTTTTAGCCAAGCGCAGCCGCGTGATGCGGGTCGCGCCCGGCATGGAGTTGCCGCCCACCCCGAAACCCATCGGCACCACCGCGCCGGCGCTGGCCGCGTTGGCGACCAGCTGGCCGGACGCATAGGCGGTGGTGTTGCCGGGCCGGGTGAAGCTCGCCTGCGGATTCCAGATCTGCACGTCACTGCTCCCGGATGACGGCGTGGAAGGTCGCCGGGATGTTGCTGCCGGTGGCGCCCGAGGGCGTGAACGAGATGAAGTCGCCCTCGTTGACTTGGGCGCTGCCGGCGCTGTTGGAGGGTGCGTCGCTGGCGCCGGTGCCGGCCGCGCCGGGCGCGATGCTCAAGGCGCCGGTGCCAATGTCGGCGCCGCCGTTGACGGCGACCGCGATCGCGGCGTTGGCGGTCGTGATGGTGCCTTCGAGCACCGCGTAGGTGCGCACCACGCGGCCGCGCACCGGCGCGACGCACCAGGCCGCCACCGGGCCGGTGCCGACGCTCGCGGTCGAGCAGGAGAGCACCGATTCGTTGAACGGGTGCAGATTGGGGAGAGTCATGGGGGTTCAAGTCCTTTCGACGAAAAGGGGCGCCGCAAAGGGCGCCCCGGGGGTTCGTTTGGTTGGTTGATACGGCGTTTGATCGAGTCGCAACGATCGCGACCACACTCAGAGTCATGCCCGGGCTTGTCCCGGGCACCCACGTCTTTGCGGCCAAACAGCAAGCAAGGCGTGGGTGGCCGGGACATCAGGGCGTTTACGCCCGTCTTCGCGGGCTATGCCCGGCCATGACGACGGGGAGAGGTTGAGGCTCCCTCACGCTCCTATGATGTCTACGACGTCGTGTTGTCGAACACGCCGCCGGAGGCCTTTTCGTTGCGGGCCACCAGGGTGTACTCGGACAGGATCTCCTTCCAGTCGGAATCGCCGGTCTTGGCGAGCGGGAAGGACACGAACCGGCGCCCGTTGAGATAGGCGACCGCCCACATGTCCATCTGCAGCGCCAGCACGTCGCGCGACCGCATGAAGCGGTTGGGCGCGATGCGCAGCGTGCCGAAGTCCGACTCGTAGGCATCGACCGCCGCCGTGATCTTCTTGGCCTTGGTGTCCTCGATCGGAGACGCCCGCCCCGTGAAGGTCGAGAACACCTGCTTGTTGAAGCCGCCGGTCATGATGACGTCGGGCTTGCCGCCGGCGTTCCAGACCGACTGCAGCACGGTCTTGAGGTTGGCCTCGGTGAATATCCGCTGCGTGCCGTCGGTGCGGGTATTGGCCCCGAGCGCCGCCGCCGGATCGGAGCCGCCGGCGCCCTTGTTGGTATTGGTCTTGATCCAGGACAGCACCGAGGCGGTGGTGCGGGCCGTGGAGTCGTTGCCGGACGCCTTGGCCTGGTTGGTGCCGACCAGGATCGCCTCCATGTCGCGCTTGAGCTCGAGGCCCTTGAGCATCTCCTGGTAGGCCATCTCGTCGTCGCGGCCGGCGTGCTCGACGGCGCGCTGGGTGCCGGTGACGCGCGGGGTCTTGCGCGAGATCTGGCAGATATTGCCGAGCCGCACCGTCGAGGTGGTGGCGTCGGCGGTGGCGTCGTCGCCTTCGAGCTGGACGTTGCCGGTATTGACCGCGGCGAGCGCCTGCGTCTGCCATTCGTGATTGACGGCCGACGCCTTCTCCTTCTCCTTCTCCTTCTCCTTCTCCTTCTCCTTCTCCTTCTCCTTCTCCTTCTCCTTCTCCTTCTCCTTCTCCTTCTCCTTCTCGATGCCGCTCATGAACGGGGTTTCTGTGGGGTCGATTCGGTAGATCACGTCGCTGAGGTCTTCGCGATTGCCGATCGCTTCGTAGGTGGCGAAAGTGTTGGTGGGGAGTGCCATTGGGTTGGTCCTTTCAGGTGGAATGTTGTTGGATAACCGCCTCTCCGTTCGTCCCCGCGGAAGCGGGGACCCCGCCTTTGCCCAAATTCGAGGGCGTGCGATTTGGCAAAGGCCGGATTCCCGCGTCCGCGGGAATGAACGGCAGAGTCTGCGCGCTACCGCGCGGCCTTGCGGCGCTCGGCGATGAGCCGGGCGGCGTCCTTCAGGTTGCCGGTCTGGTCGAGGCGCTTGGCGAGGTGGGAGATCGCGGCGTCCTGCGCGGCGCCCGCGGGCCGCGCGACGCCCGGACGCACCACCGGCGGCACCGGCCTGGCGGCGGCCTGCCGGGCCTTCTGCTGCGCGTCACGCCAGCGCACGCCGTCGCGGATGAGCAGTTGCAGGCGGTGGTCGTGGACGCTGAGATCGCGCTCGCCGCGCCAGAGCTGCGCCAGCTCCGTGTCGGCGAAGCCGATGCCCTTGAGCATGTCGACGGCGGCCTGCTGCAGCTTCACGCGCTGCGCCTCGTCGGCGAATTCCGGCACCTTCTCGACGAACAGGTCATGCTCGCGCCTGACGAAATGCGCGTGCTGCGACTGCCGCTCCTGCGCCTGCCGGGCCTGCGTCGCCTCCATCTGCTTGACCACGGACGCGATGCGCTTTTGCTGCGC